AAGTAACCTCTTGTATGCTTTACAAAGTCAGGTTTTGATTCATCTTTAGCAAGTTCCCAATAAACTTCTACAGGTGGTAGTATGCCACCTTGCAATGCACAAGCCATCCAATTAGGGTCAGGATGTGTAATCTTTGCAGGTGCATCAGGCTTTTGAGGGTCTTCCCATACAACACAATATTCTGTTCTGTGTGGCTCTAACTTGTCTTTTGCCCAACACAATCTATCCCAAAGATGTGTGCCTTGAAATTCTGGTGTTTCTATTGTCATGCGATGTCTCCGTTAACTATTACATTATTTGTGTCTCTATCAACCAATGCAGTATTGTAAACCCAATTTTTACAAGTAACTTTACTTGTTGTATTTGCAGCTCCCGGTGTTGACATGTTAGCTGCAGTACCTGCTTGGCTTCCACAAATTCCTGCCCAACAAAAATTAATATTCTCAAAATTGTTAGTAAAATTAAATTCATACACTCCAGCAGATACATCAGTTGGAGAGCTAACATTTAAACTATTTAATATAGCAACAGTTCCTGTTCCATCTAAATATCCCCATGCTTTATTTGAACCATTCACAACATAATCTGTATCCACAGACTTAGCTGTGCCTGTTATTTGTCCACTTGTCTGTAATGTATCAAATGCTATTGTTCCGTTTGCCATTACGCTAAGTCTCCGTGTACTATAATATGAATTGGGTCTTGGTCAGCATCTACACCAGTATGGTGTATTATTTGAAAGGCATCTCCAGTTGTTGCTTGTGCTGTTCCAGTTGAAGTTATAAAAGCAAAAAAGTTAGCTTCTGCAGAACCAATGACACTTCCTGTAATCGGATGTTTAGCAGTTCCTATATTAGATGAGTATGTATGAGAATAATCACCCTGTCCTTCATCTGTTATACCACCTATGTTAAAACTATCTATAGGAGTTATTGACTCACTAGCACTTGTTGTAGTTCCATCCATAGTAAACCATGCCTTTGCCAATCCTTGCTGAATACTTGTCTGTGCTGAACCCTCACCTCTAATAGTCAATGAGTTTGCACTTGAACTAACTACAGGTGTTGAACCAATGGTTAAGTTTGTTGAGGTAGACTTACCTGTAATTGTATCTACTGATAATGTACTCATGCTAAATCTCCATGTATCACTGCACCTATATATGGTTCATCAGTTATTGTTGCGTGTCCTTGTAAAGAGGTCAGACGATAACCAGATGTTGAAGGTGCTTCACTATCATGGGGTTGACATACAATTACAGCGGCTGCATTAGTATCTCCTCCTGCACCAGATGTTGTATAATTACCATCATTCATATTAGTTTGAAATGTTAATTGATATGTTCCGTCATTTGTGTCGTTTAAAGAAGAAATATTAAAACTGTCACGAGTAGCAACTGTACCTTCTCCATTAAAATTAATAAAAGATTTGCACAACCCTTGTTGTAAATTAGTTGTAGTATTACCACCTTCACTTTTAACAGAACCTGTAAAACCTGCGTTACCACGACCTGTTATATTATCTACTTTTAAACTACTCATAATACTGCCAACCTTCCACCACTGTTTACTGTCAATGTAACACCACTGTTAACTGTGAGGTCTCCTGTAACATTTGCATTTTCTGTAGCAAGTATTGTTATGTCTGTATCTAATGCTTGTGCGTTTGTTCTAAACATACCACCATTCTTGAAGTTACCTTTGTTCTCTGCTGCAGGTGTTACATTTCCTGCTGCTAATCCGAGAAAATATACAAAAACATTATTTGTTCCTGCAGGAGGGATTTCACTTGAACCAAAAGTAAGAGTTGTACCATCAGGCACAGTGTACTTAGAACTGTCTTGCACAACACCATCTACTGATACAACTATTGATTGCACATTAGATATTGTTCTACCTAAAGCAAATGTGTTTGTTGAACCATCGCCATTAAATCTTACAACTGCAGGTAAAGATTGAAAGTTGGCAGGTACGTCATTTCCTAAATAAGCCATTAAGAAATCTCCAAGTAACTCGTCACCACATCTACTGAACTTACTGCACTTGATGTAATCATTACATGGTCTGCATTATTTAAAACTAATTTTTGGTCACCACCAACAACAACTAAAGATGAGCCAACAGGTATGGGTGCATCTTTAATTAGCCTTGCAACACCATTTCCTGCTGCACCTATACTTACATGGGCAGATACAGTTATTTGTGAACTAGATATATTTGCTAAACTTAATCCTATAATAGTGGTTTCTGTACTATCTGAAGGACAAGTATAAGCTGCTGAAGGTGATGTACCTACTCCTGCTACTACTGATACTTTAAAATTATTTGCCATAATATTTCCTTATTTATTAATATATTATACTTTATATTTTAACCTAATGCAATAGCAAAAGGTATGGGTGAGTTACTTGCTATAGATGTAGCCATAGTTGCAGATAAATTTGTAACAACTGTATTAATAGATGTTATTGCCGCAGTTCTATTATTAATACTTGTAGCCATTGTTGCAGATAAATCTGTAATTACAGTATTAATTGAAGTAATAGCACTTGTTCTATTACCAATACTAGTTGCTAGTGTAGAACTTAAATTGGCAACCACAGTATTTATACTTGTAACTGCATCTAAATTAGTTTTTGTTAATGCACTTACATTAGCTATTGATGTAGCCATAGTTGCACTAAGATTAGTTACTACAGTATTAATTGAAGTAATTGCATCTAAGTTAGTTTTAGTTAAAACACTTACACCTGCAACAACTGTATTAATAGATGTTATTGCTGCAGTATTTGTAGCTATAGCAGTAGTTCTATTATTAATACTAGTTGCCATAGTTGCACTTAAATTTCCTACAACTGTATTAATACTTGTTATTGCCGCAGTTCTATTAGCAATAGAAGTTGCCATAGTCGCAGAAAGATTAGTTGTTACAGTATTAATAGAAGTAATTGCATCTAAGTTAGTTTTAGTTAATACACTAACTCCTGCAACTACTGTATTAATAGATGTTACTGCATCTAAATTAGTTTTTGTTAAAGCACTAACATTTGCAACAACTGTATTAATACTTGTAATTGCATCTAAGTTAGTTTTTGATAAAGCACTAACTGCAACTGCTAGACTATTAACAGATGTTATTACTGTATTAATAGATGTTATTGCATCTAGGTTAGTTTTAGTTAAAGCACTTACTGCAGCTATTTGTGTTTCAGTACCAACAGTTACACCTGCTTTAAATAATCTTGTTGCATTTGCACTTACTGCAAACATATTAGTTGCATTTAAATTATTTACAGAAGTATCACTAAATGCTAAACTACCTGCAGTTAAATTAGAAATACTTGCAGTTGTTGCTCTTAA